GGATAAGATACAGAAATAAAGAACGATCAGCTAATTTTTGAAAACTAAATTTTCTTTTTACACACTCAATTTTAAAATTTTCAAATAAATCTGCTTTTACTTTTACACTTGTTAGTGTCATTTCTTTATTATTTGCCATAATCTTTATTTTTAATGTTATATTTGTCTATACATATATGCAGATTAGAAATTTTTACCAATAGCATCGCATAGTTTTTTATTTTCTTTAAAAGGGCAAAATGTACAATTCCACTTACTTGGTTTTGCCTTAAATATAGTATCCTTATATGACCCATCCAAATTAAATGCTAAATTTATAAATTCATTTAGGTTTCTTGTCGCTTTATTTACTTTAACTTTACCAGATGCAGGTTCAAATATTTGTATTCTTTTTTGAGGATAATCTCCATCTAAATATACTTTTCTTCTAACTATAAAAAATTCAATTTCTATATTCTCTATAGGAACATTATATTGTTTACTAAAGAAATGTTTATATAATATTAATTGAAATTGTTTACTTTCATCCTTTTTAGCATATTTGTTCCATCCTTTAGTTGATGTTTTTATGTCGATTATCTTGAATGTATTTGAGGGTTCATGGTATAATACAACATCTAAATAACCCATGTATTTAACGCGGTTAAGACGTAAATTAGGCGAAATTATTATAGGGATTTCACATCCTACTAAATACCATCCTTTTTTACTAAAATACCCACCTTTTTTCTTTTTAAAATATTGTAATATAGCTATACCATCATCATAAAATTCTCTTAATTCTTCTGGAGTGCTAAAATGTTTGTTTTTATTCTTCTTATAATCTTCTGCATAGCATTCTCTTAAGGTATTTTCCCAATAATCTTCAATATTAATCCTATCTGCCTCAGCTCCACTTTTATCATACATTACATCTAAATAATGTTGTAAAACTTCATGTAAAGCAGTTCCAAAAGTCATATGAATACTTTGTTCACTAGTTTTATGACCATCTCTATATTGAAGAGCCCATTTTTTAGGGCATTGTGTAAACATAGACAACTGAGAATATGATATATTTTTCTCAGTTGCAAAGTTTAAAGGTTGAGGGGGATTATTTCTTATATCCCTTACTATTGCAGGTATTTTTTTAGCCAAAACTCTATTTTTTCCATTTATCTCTACCTACTAGTAGACCAATTATTCCATAATTAGCAACATCAATAAAAGTATCTTCCATAGCTTCTCCTTTAACATAATTTTTACCATTAGTTAAAAGATTTTTTAATCTACTAATTTTATCAGTTAATCTAATTGCTAATCCTGTTAATGAAAATTTTTTATCAGCTGTGTTTTTTAAATCACCTCCTAGAGCAATGTTATTTAATCCATAATCCATATGTTTACGAGCAAATAATTCGTACATTTCTCCTTGAATTTTTTTAAATTCTTCAGATAATTCTGGATATTCTTCTTCAAAGATTGTTATTGTTTGATTTACTTCATCATCAATAAACTCATCAAGTTTGTTTTTTAATGGATCTATTGTTTTGGGGAATTTTGCATTCATTATTTCTCTATCGCTCATTTCCTCTTCATATTTTTTAATTATATCACTCATTAATTACCTTTTTTGTATCATTAGCTGAAAAGTATTTATCTAATATTTCTAATCTTTCATCTGCAGATGCTAACATTTTTAATGCTTCTTCAGCATTTTTATAAAAATCACCCGTTGAATGATCTCCAATACCAGCTGCATGATTAGCTAATAATTCCATACTAAGTAATGCTTTTTGTCTATCAGCTTCAGCTGATGTTTTTAACATATTGTATAAATTTGCTATCATATTGTTTTAATTAATTTATTAATTTCTTTTTTTTCTAATCCTACTCCAATGAGAATATTTAATATATTCTCTTTACCTAATGATGGAATATACGAAATAGCATCAGCTAATCCAATTTTAAAATAACTAGCTATTATTTTACTAATTTCTTTATTATCCTTTTTATTTTGGTTTTTGATATATTTGTTCCAAATTTTCTTTTTAGGTAAAAGATCCTTATAAAAATTATAAATTCCTATTTTATCAGTTGGGTGAAATTTTTGAGCTAAGTTAACTATATCAATATATGACATATTCATAGATAAAAATCTATGAACCATATAAGAATTCCAATCATCCCAATCTTCTTGTGAAAAATGGGATGATGGAGTTTTCTTAACTGTTATTTCATTCAACCAATTAAAAATATTCATTTATATAATATCATCTTTATATTCATCTCTTAAATCTGGGGGTAATGTCATCCCTACTATTTTCATAGTTTCAGCATCATAAAATACTGGAATTGGCATTACTGCGTCTTCATTAGTACCTGCTACAAATTTAGATACTTTTCTTAATAATACTCCTTGTTGGAAGATTTTATTACCTTCTGGAGTTTCGAATGGTGTAGTACTTTTTATGTCTACTTGTGGTTGTGCTATTTGATCAGCCATAATTGTTAAAATTTAATTATTAATTGGTTTTGTTAAAATTTGATGGATAAATTCTTTTATTCTAGGATCCCAATATACTTTTCCATCAGTTCTTTGCATATGAGAAACATTTTTTAATTTTGTTTTAATTTCATCTATAATATACCCCTTTTCTTTCCAATATCCAACATCATTTTTAAAACCTGAGAAAAATGTATATTTTCCTCCTGGGGTTAAAATATTATCTACTTTTTTGCTAAATTCATTTGTACTATCTTCCCATGTATCAAAATAAATTCCATCAAATAAAGGTAAATCATCTATTACATTTTGCCATCTATCAAAAATACAAATTACATTTTCTTTTTTATCCCAACCTTCTTTTTTCATATAATTAATAACATCAGGGTGAGCTTCAATTATCCAATGTTCTTTAGGTTTTTCTAATTCTATAAATTCATCAATAAGTCCTAACCCAAATCCAACATTAAGAATTTTACCTTTATTTTTACATAAGATTTTAGCTATATCTTCCATTATATCAATTTCCCAACCCATCATTACAGCATTACCTTCTTCATCTAGTAATCTCCCATCATCAGTATAAATTACTTTTTGATTTAAATACTGGATATTTCTTTCTTCTGTATCCAATGTTATAATTTAATTAATTGATTTATTAATGCCATACAATTGATTTCTTTATCTATTCTAAAATTAGATTGATAAGAATATTCATTGATATGAAATGCAACCATACCTTCTTTACCAGAGGCATACTTTGAAGCATCATCATATAAAGTACGATATAATTCCTCAAAATCTTTTACATTAGCATTTGCTATTATTTGTCTTATTTTTATCCAAGATTTACTACCTGATAGTTCTTTAATTACTTCTTTAATATAATTAGATGATACTAATGCTGTTGTATCCAAATTTAATTTATTATCTGTTGTAGATACTTGTATAGTATTAAGCATTTTACGTACATCAGGATAATTATTATCAACAATAATTTTTAGATCCTCTTCATTAGTTTTAATATTTTCTCTCTTAATTACTTTTGCTAAATGTTTAAGAATATCTAATTTATTAGGAGGAACTACTTTTAATGTTTGGCATCTTGATTGTAGAGGGTCAATAATACGCTCTATAAAATTACAAGTTAAAATAAATCTTGTTGTACGTGAAAATGTTTCAATTACATTACGAAGAGATGCTTGTGCTTGAATAGTAAGAAAATCTGCTTCATCTAAGATAACTACTTTAAGAGGTTTAAATGACATTGTACTAGCAAATCCTGATACTTTGTCTCTAATTGTTTCAATACCTCTTTCATCTGAAGCATTAATATAAAGATGGTCACAATCAATATTTTTAACAATTAACTTTGCTAATGTGGTTTTACCAGTTCCTGCTGGTCCATAAAATATTAAATTTTGAATATCATTTTGACCAATATAATTTGATATTGATTTTTTAATACTTTCATTACCTACATAATTATTTAAATTTGTAGGACGATATTTTTCTACTAATAGTCCGTGATCTTTCATAACCTAAATATACAAAATATTTCTTAAATTCCCAACCTTAAACTCCCTGTCTAAATTCACCATATAAAGAATACATTTTTTCTTCTTTTGGTTTCACTTCTTCTTCTGTTTTATGGATTGCATATAATCTACTATTCATAGGATCTAATCTATATTCTCCTTGAAATCCTGTTTTATGAAGATATGCTTCTAAAGTCTCAGTTAAATTAGGATGAACTATATTTTTAGGATCATCAACTAGTTTCCACCTATCTCCAGGAGGAACTCTAGTTGCGATCAATTCATTATGTTCATTTATTACTACTTCTGCCATATTACATTCCCATTTGCATCATTGACTCTGGACCTATTTGTGGTTGTTTATTATCATTTTCTTCAGGTTCATTTACTACTATACATTCTGTAAGTAAAACTGTTCCTGCTACTGCCGCTGCGTTTTCAAGAGCAACTCTTGTTACTTTTGTTGGATCAATAATTCCTGAGTCTTTCATATTTACAACCTCATCTTTTGTAAGATCATATCCTGCCCATGTATCATTTCCTGATTCAACTAATTGGTATTTACCTAACATTTGAGCCCCAACTGAATCATGTCCCGCGTTTATAAGTATTTGTTCAAATGGTTTACCGCATGCTTTATAAACTATTTCTGCACCAATACTATCATTTTTAGCACCAATTACTCCAGTAATAGCTTCTCTAGCATATAATAATGCAGCCCCACCACCAGGAACAATACCTTCTTCAATAGCTGCTTTTGTAGCATGTAAAGCATCATCAACTCTATCTTTCTTTTCATTCATTTCAATTTCAGTATAACCACCTACATGAATAATAGAAACACCACCTGCCATTCTAGCAAGTCTACCTTGTAATTGTTCTTTTTCAAAATCACTTTCTGCTGCTTCAATTTGAGAAGTTAATTCTTCTACTCTTTGATTAATAGCTTCTTCATTTCCCCTACCATCAATAATAGTAGTTTTATCTTTAGTAACTGTAACTGTACGTGCTTCACCAAACCAATCATGTTGGAATCTATCCCATTTATGTCCCTTTTCTCTTGAGAATACTGTACCTCCAGTCATAACAGCTATATCTTCTAAAATCAATTTTCTTCTGTCTCCAAAATCAGGTGCTTTAACAGCACAAGCTTTAATAGTACCTCTTCCTTTATTAACAATTAAAGTTGCTAAAGCTTCATTATCTATATCTTCAGCAATTATTAAAAGTGATTTGTTTGAAGAAGCACAACTTTCAAATATTGGTAATAAGTCTTTTACAGCAGTTAACTTTTGATCTACTATTAGAATTTTTACATCTTCTAAAGTAGCAGTCATTGTATTATTATTAGTAACAAAGAAATGAGATTTATAACCTCTTTCAAATTGCATTCCTTCAACATTTTCTAAATATGTTTCTCCTGATTTGCTTTCTTCAATATGGACTACTCCTTCATGTCCTACATTCTGCATAGCTGTAGCAATTAATTTTCCTACTTCAGGATCATTGTTAGCTGATATAGTAGCTACTTGTTCTAGTTGCTCTTCAGATGAAATATCTTCTGCTATATCCTTTCTTAAATTTCTAGAAACTTCTTTAACTGCTTTATCAATTGATCTTTTAATATTAACAGCATTAGCTCCATTAGCAAGATGTTGTAAACCATCTTTAATCATTTCTCTAGCTAATAAAGTAGAAGTAGTTGTACCATCACCAGCTTTGTCTGCTGTTTTTATAGATGCTTCTTTAACTAAATTTACACCTAAATTTTCAACAGGATCTTTTACTGATATATGTTTTGCAACTGTTACACCATCTTTAGTAGATTGTGCTTGATTATGTTGTTTTTCAATTACAACATTTCTTCCATTAGGTCCTAAAGTTGATACTACTGCATCAGCTAATATATCAACTCCTTTTACTAATTTTTTTCTCCCATCAGGGCCAAATTCTATAATTTTACTCATTTTTAATTATTTTCAGTATTATTTTCGTTTTCTAATTTCTCCATTTCCTCCTCACTAATAAGCTCAATATCTTCTAATGGTTCGGTTTCATTTAAAATAGCATCTAAATCAACTTCTTTTTTAACTTTAGCTAAAATTTGATTTTCAGGACCTACATAAAATTCTTCTCCATTATGTTCTAATTTTGTAAAACCTTGTGTTGGTAATATAACAATATCTCCTACTTTAATAGTAGTTTCAATAAAATTCCCAGATATTGTATATTGACCAGGTCCTACTGCTACTACCTCTCCATGCTCATTTTTATCTTTACCTATATCTGGTACGACAATTGAGCCGTATGTTTCCTCTAATTGTTCTAGAGGTTTTACTATAACTGCATTAAATGTTGCTTCTAATTTCATAGTCCTTTATAATTTTGTAATTTTTTTAATTCGATTAGTAATTCATCCCATTTTGCAACATATTCTCTTATGCTTGTATAATGGTCTTTTTCATTATGGAGTTTTTCTCTTGCAATTTTTTGCAAAGCACTTCCAAAGTTAGAATAGTGTCCTAAAGGTTTTTCATAATCTTTACCTTCACTATCTTTTTCTAAATATTTTTCTTGTGGTGTTACTACTTCATACACTGTATAACAGTGTGTATCTTTTCCTATATAAAAAGGTTCTAGTAATGGATCTGTAATTTTTGACATATAACTTTATTTTTTTTATTACGTACAATATACGAAATTTAATTAAATAATCCAACCTAAAGGGCGAACTTAGGTTAAGGTTAATTAATTAATTTTCAAAACTTTTGGCTTTGCTGATTGTGCAAATGGTACTGTTACTACTAACAAACCATCATTAAAATTAGCTGTTGCCTTACTTGGGTTAAACTTAGTTCCTAATTTATAAGCTAAATTAAAGGAACGTTTTGCAATCCCTCTGTGGATATACTTCCTTTCAGGATCGGGTGTTTTAGCTTTATCATAGCTAAAATTGATTGAATCTCCTTCTAATTTGATTTCAATAGCATCTTTTGGAATGCCAGTGCAAGCTAATTCAAAGGTTAGCCCTAAATCATCTTCAAAAATGTTTATTGGGTATTGGTGTTTGGCTTCTGTAGCCGGAATAAAAGCTGTTTCAGCTTCAAATAAATTGCGAAATAAAAGATCATACGGATTGTAGAATCTCTCTAAAAAATGTGTACTCATATCACTTTGTTTTATGCTGTCGTTAGATCAGCGGTTAATAAATAAATAAAAAACTTACGCCCTTAGGTCAGTTTATTTTGTTATACATATATTAAAATTCAGTTTCTGCTTTTCTTACCATATAATACTCTGAAGAAATAGAATCTGTTTTAAATTTCATTTCAATTAATCCCATACTACTAATATTTAATGTTCCTTCCTCCATATCTTTATTGGCATTTAAAATAGTTTTAAAGGTATCTGAATTAAATGGAATTTTTAAATTTTGTTCTGTGATATCCCCTAATATTTGATATGTGATTTTATTATTATGTCCAGATTCATCTCCAAATATAAATTCACATACATTTTCTCCATCTAAATTTGTAGTAGTTGTTACTAACATATTATCTACTTGGGATAATGCACTTTTTGCTTTAATAAGATTATCAATATTTTCAGTTGTTAAATTTAATTTAACTACAAATTCAGGCATATTAATAGTACCTACTTTACCTATAAGTAATGAATCTGATAAGGCATATGTTAAATTAAAATTTAAATCTGATATTTTTAATTTAGTAAATATTTTATTTTCTTTTTCTAATTCTAAAAGTAAATCACCATTACAAATACTTACCAAACTATTTAATTTTTTAGTATCGTAAATAGCTAATGTACTATCTTCTAGTTTAAAATCATTACAAGTTAATTTTCCTATAATATCTTTAGAGGGTGACATAAAGTCAATATTTAAAGTATTATCTTCAATAATCCATTTTACTGCTTCATTAACATTTAAATAATATTTGTTAATTACTGATTGTAGTTTTGTTTTATTTATCATATGTTAAAAAACATTTGTTGGTAAGGATTTAAATTTAAGGTCCATCCTAAATCATTATAAAATCCTTCTAATTTATTTAATAATATTGATTCAAAAATCTTTTTTCTATCTGCATATTGCTCAATAAATGTACGAATCTTTTCTGGTAAATCCCACTCTAGAAAAGCAATAGCTTCTATTTGGTATGGATTTGGTTTCATGTAAATCCATTTTATTTTACTACCTTGAGTTATATAATTATGGTTTTTATTTAATCCCCAAAATTTTAATAAATCATTGTATATAATAGTTGCTTTAACAGCAGCAGGAGCTCCTTTTCCTATTATCGAAAACATTTCACCAGCTCTAGCTTTACGCTCTGTATATTTATTTAATTTTTTAACTGATGTTGGGTTTCCTAATTCAGTTAAAGATATAGTTCCATCTAAAATTTGTTCTTTAAATTGTTTTAATCTATTATCAATTTCTTCTTGTTCAGCACCTTTTAAGACATCTACTAATGTTTGATGAAAAAACTTTCCTAATACTGGTGGGAAATTAGCTTTTTTAAATTCTAATCCTTTAACATCTAATGATTCTTTAACAATACCTTCTTGTTTCGTAATCCATTGGGCATATCTTCTAGTTGCTCTAAAGTAAGCTGATCTAATAACACATTCAGTTTTCATTTCTAATCTATGTTTTCCCATAGCATTAAAACAATCCGTAGCTAATGAACCATAAGAGTCAGTTATAATATCTTGATATTTTAAAGCTATTTCTTCTAAAGCATCATCTTTTTCTTCACTTGACATTTCATCAAAATTAGGATATAAATGTCTTAATAAAGGTTCTGCATGGATATAAATTGAATCTGTATCAGAATAAGCTACATAATTTGTATCTTTAGGATCACAAATCCACCAAGGAGTATCTTCTAAATGTTTCATAATTTTAATCCTTCTTTAATAACTTTATTCATATGTCTATTAGCTGCTAATGCAGATTCCTGTATTATACGCTGTCCACTAAGTGTTATAGCTTCAGATAAAATAACATTGCCATATCTGAAACTACCAAGAGCTGTTGCACCATATAAACTATTTAAAAGAATCTTCATTGTATATTGTTTCATATAATAAGCAGCCCCTAATTCTTTATCTCCTGATTTATATGCTTTTTTCATAGCATTTTTATATTTAACTCTTTCATCAAACCATTTTTTTAAAATAGTTGATAATACTGATTCACGATCTGTATTAAACATAACACCATTTGCTGATATTGATAAATCATTTTCTTCAATCATTCTAACTAATCTACCTACATTAACTTTTGTTTGATCTCTTTTAATATTTTCAACAACTAACTCCTCAGCATAATCTCTACATTTTAAATCATTTAATCCTAAACGATTATTTCTATCATCAGCATCTATAATTCTACCAACCATAGTTTCTTTACCAATATTAACTGTCATTATAATTGAAGGATATAGTGAGGTTAAATCTTCATCAAATACATAATTATAAATTCCTGCTTTGGGGCAAAATAAATAACCCCCAGCATAACCTTTTTTATGTAAAGGATTTCTATCTTTAGCAGGAGGTATAATACCTTTACTTAATAAATAAGCTGATATAGCCCCATCTTGTGTTTTAGTATTTGCGTATACTTCACTATAATTGTGTTTACCTTTGTGGGATAGATTTTTTACAAGTGCTAAATAATCTAATTTTTCATCTAATTTTTTAAGAATTTCAACATCACGGAAGTTATATTTTATAAATGTTTGAATATCCGTTTCAAATAATCTATCTAAATTACCTTCATATTCAATTTTTTTAACTCCAGCATATTTTTCACCAATAGCATCTAATCTCATTGAGGGTTCATCTGCCCAACTAAATTTCTTATGTAAACGCATATAATCTAAAGATTCAACCCCACAAATTTGAATATATTGATCCTTAAACCAAGGTGTTTCCCTAACATAACCTATTGGGGATAAATGTTTAGCGAAATCTTCACCTAATACCTTACACATTCTATAGTATAGATAAGGTACATCGAAATAATCACTATTCCATCCTACTATAATATCAGGATCTATTTCTCTAAATCTTTCTAAAAATTTAGCTAATAGTTCTTCTTCTGTCCTACAAGGAATTATTTCTTTATTTTTTGCTTTAGTACGTTTTAATTCATTTTTAGAATCTAAAATAACAATAGCCCATTCATCTACTTGTTTATCATACCAAGCAATTGATGTTACTTTTTTAGGAGCTGATTTAATATACTCTTCCGTAAGAGCGTCACCCATTTCTGTTTCAATATCAAAAAATACTTCTCTATGTGTAGTTGAAGGTTCATCATTAGTTCCATATTTTTCTACTAAGAACTTTTGATACGCAGGCATATCATGAAAATGTAGTTTAGGGTTTGATGGACTATAATTTGAAACCTTTTTTAATGGTTCACCATTTAGTCCTGTATGAGTAGAATCAGCTTCATGACATTCTATATAAGCTTTATTTGTCCACTCAACTTTACTATAACCCTTATCTTCCCATAAATGTATTAAAAACGTATTATCTTTTAACTTTCTAGCAAATGCTTTTTTATACATTATCTAAATCTTCTTTTGTAAAAAACTGTTTTAAGTTAGGTCTAAAATAATTAACTGATTTCATTACTTTTCTATCTCGTGTTCTATATACAATATAACGATCTCCTACTTTTTCCCAATGACAAGGTTCTCCTTGTTGCTCTGATCTTACTTTAATTGTATCTTCAGCTACTTCTATATTTTCACAACTTTTTGACATATTTGATGCTTGTACTTCTTTATAAGCTTTCCAAATATGACCTTTTAAACCATGTAACATAGTTCCATTACCCAAAGAAACATAAGCAATATCACATAAAGCATCTAATACTTCTACAATATCTCCTTTCTCACAGGCTTCTTTATATTCAGCTAATTCTTCTTGAATAAAATCATAAACAAACATCCAATCTTTTTTATCTGGTATTGTTGGATAATAGTTGTTTGGTTTGCCCATAGTTTCATTAAATTCCTCTACTTCATTTACAAAAGGTACATTCCAATACTTAGAACTTAATTTAGCATCCATAGTGTTTTCATTGTAAGCTCTTACTTGCAAATCACCATCTTCAAATTTTACTTTTTTACTCATAACTTTCTAATTTTACTTATTAATATAAATTTTTCTATTTCTAATGTACATAACTCCTACTGGTACTTCTCTTAATTCTTTACCCATTAAGTCATATATTTTATTATCATTAAATTTATTAAATGTTAGTTCATTTATACTAGTTGGATTACCCATATTCAGTAACATCCATGTATCAGTATTAAAATCATATACTAATGAATCACACTCCATACAGGTTGTAGTAGTGTTCATAGTCCAAATAGTAGGTTCATAACACAATTTAACTGTATCGTTTGGTGTAATAAATGGAAACGAATATGGGTTATTACCTTGTGGTGAATAGCATGTTGTTGAATTACACGCTGTAAAATTCCATGATATAGAATCTACCATATTAATAATTCCATTTGCATTTCCAGTTACAGTTAAGGTATTCCAAGAAGTGCTATCTACTACTATAGAGTATGATAATGAATCACACCAATTAATTTGTGCTTGTGTTTGGTTTAGTCCAAGCGCGACTAATACTACTAATAGTAATTTTTTCATTTTTTTTTTAATTTAGTTAAATATTATGTCCTCCATTATTAATTTTGATACTATCAAAGAATTCTTTTCTTGCTAGATTAGTATTTTGTCTAAATACTCCTGATGCTTTTGTAGTAACCATTGAAGCTCCATCATGTTTAACACCTCTACAGCTAACACAATTATGTGTTGCAACAATAGTAACAATTACACCTCTATTACCCTCAGTAATTTTATGTACTGCATTATGGATAGCTGATGTTAATTGTTCTTGTATAGCACCTCTACGACCAAATAATTCAACTATTCTATTTAATTTACTTAAACCTATTACTTGACCTTTATCTCCAGCTACATAACCAATATGTACTA